GTGTTGTCGTGTCTTAAGTTTAGCGTTGCAGTTCCGCCACTTGTAAGTGCCAAACTTTGCAGAGACTCTTCCCCTTTAATAATATCAAGAACGTTTCCGCGATCAATAAATGTATTGACCACCGTGTCAGGAGTTGCCTTTATAATATAATTTGTGACAAGGTATGGCTGAATTATAGAGTGTGCTTGGCTGCCTCCAACGGAAGAGGTATTTGTTGTAATCATGCTTCCGTCGTTAGGAGTCTCTCCAAACTCAAGAGTGCCAGTAGTGTCGCTTATATAGCTATAACTGTGGTTGTGGCTTGGCATCTCAGCGATCGTCAAGGCATGCGAGTATTTTCCTCCAATATTACCAATAGAAAATGTTTGAGGCGAGTTGACACCGTCATTACCGATTCCAGCTCCAAGGGTGATGCGGCCGCGTAAGTCTGGTAGTGTGTACCACCAGTTTGCGTTATACGCTTCAAATTCAGGAGAAACCGGCGTTTGTCCATTTTGACTTGTAAAGATTTGGCCATACGTACTTAATAGTAACGTGGCGAGTTCTGGATAGTCTTCTCCCTTAAAGCGCCCACCAGCGCAGGACAGCCACCCGCTTGGCACACTCGTAACCGAACTGTAAGGTTGTATTGTTCCAACTGGGAGTACTACATTTGTAGTAGTTACATTTATTGCTCCTTCACTCTGTATTTGAGAAATAATACTACTAAGCGACGTCCATGACAAAGAGTTTCCTAGTTTTCCTAGTAGAGAAGATTCGCTGGGGTTGTTTATTGGTATTGCATACTGATGCGCGCCTAACTGTAATTGAGAGCCAACTATCAGTTTATCACTTTTTATTGGAGCCGTAGAAGACAGGGCGCCTTGTTCGTAATAGAGTCCTGCCGCGTCAATTTTTAATACCGGAGAAGTAACCGTGCCGCCAGAAAAAGTTTTTATGCCAGTTATTGTTTGTAGAGAGTCTAGTGTGACAGCTCTTAACAGGGCAGAAGAGTTTTCAGATGTGGTGTAAAACAACGGTGATATGCTGTCTTTTACGTCGCTGATTTCTTCTATAATACCATTTGTTTTTTTACGCCAAACGTCAAAGGTGTCACTGTTATTAACACCATTTGTAGAAAATTCTGAAAATTGAATTGAATCCATTATCTTTATTTATTCTCTTTTTTTTGTAACATTTCGGTTATTTCGCTTTTCCATTGTAATAACTCTTCAACCTTTTTATGTAGTTCGGCAATTAGACGTTCTTGGTTGCGCATTCGTTTTTTACGATTAATGACCGCACGATATGCCTCAGTATCAGAATTTAGAATTGCGTTTGAAAAAGAGTCGCGCTCTAATGAAGGCGCGTCTTCAACTTTTATTTTTTTAGGAGTTGCCATAACTTTATATTGTTGCGATTGCTCTAAAATCACGAACAGTTGGAATATCAAAAATGTTGTCTGACAGCAGCACAACTTTCACTTGGAAAGAAATAAAGTCATCGTTAGGATCAATCTTATATTCGCTTTCACTATATTTATTAGGATCGCTACTAATAGGCACTGGATTTTTTGGCGTTAATTCCTGCCACTCAATGAGGTCGTCTGGCGTAGATGTATCAAATCCAAGCTTTACATACACCTTAATATCAGTACGTTCTGTAGGGCGATTTGTTGATATAAAAACATTTAAAACGTCTGAGGCATTATTCAGCGTAACTTTGCGCGTAATATACCGAGCAATTGCTGATCCTCCACCAGTGGAGTCTTCGTCAGTGCTGTCATCGTTTATAAGGTTTGTAACTGTGAGTAGAGACGAGCCGTCAACGTCAATTATTGGAGATATTGCTGGATCAACCGTGACTAGATTTGCCGTTATCAGCGCTCTTGGTCCAAATTGAAGTTCCTGTTGTATTGAAGACAATATATGTGAGCTCAAGTTGCCATAGCTGCTTGGCAAATAGTTGTTTGTTGCCGGTTCAAATCTTTCTGGAGTTTCGGATCTAAACTGTATGCTATAGTCTATTGCTGTGCGGTTAAATGTTAATTTTGGTTGACGCAAATTAAACATAGACACTGGAACTTCAGCAAGTTTAGAGACAAGGCCTGCTATGGTTGTTGGATTGACGTTAGGGTCGTTTGTTGCTGGAGTGACTACTACTGTAGGCGCAACGTTATAGCCAGATCCGCGATTGAGTATTCTTACTTTAGAAACACCACCAGTAAGCGGGTCTATTACCGCTTCTGCTCGAGTGCCCCTATCAGGTATAAATGATATGGTCGGTGGCAAGCCATAGCCAGCACCTGGGTTGTTTATAATTATATCATCTACTCCGCTGTGTAGTTCTGTTCTAAATGCAATATTTCCTGATGCAGATGAGGCGTTTGCGGGGTCAAAGAAGCGAGCGCGATTGATGCGGAATTTAAGATCTTGTTCTTGTTGTGGCGTCCACGTATAGGCATTAGCACTCGTAAAGAATGTTCCAAGATACTCTTGTTTTTCTATACGCTTGCCAGAAATAATATCAGTTTCACCGAGTATTGCGTACCAGCAGCGATAGTCACCGTCGTTTGAAGACACAATCACAGAATATTCTTCGTCACTCTTTAAGAAAACTGGGTCGCTAAACTTAAAGTTTGTTGGGAGTGAGCCGTTATCGCTAACGGCGACTTCGTCTGGGCGACGGAAAACTCGTGAGTATGGAACGACTGTCCGCGTTGGAGCGCCATTTTCCATGGTTACGATATAGATTTCAACTGGTTGGAAAAGTGCCTTTTGAGCAAAGTAAATATCAATCGAAGTTATAAATACTCCAGTTTTATAGTTATCACTGCTAATTACAAATGACTGCGCAAGTGGGTCATGATATGCCGTACTTGTTGTCGTAACGCTGCCGGCGCGGGCATCAGCGAGCGGGGTTACAGTAAATTGTGGTGTCTTTGTTGAAAGTATAGTCTCCTGTACAGTTTCAAGTATGCCACTCGCCGTATATTTTGAAAACGCGTATGTTGTTTCGGATGAGGCGTTTCTTATGTCGTCAGTTAGTTTAAACGTACGATCTCCAGTGCGGAAACGCATTGAGCTGTTGTTTGGTATAATAAATGAACCGTATAGCTCTCCGCTGGCGTCAGTTGTAAGTGCTGAGCCATAGGCAGTATATCCACTCTCAGGCGTAGGTAAATCTGTCGATAATAAGTTATTAAATATACGCGTTGTATTATCATTTATTGTCGACGGCACAATAAATTTAGTGCTGTCATTGCCAATTACTTGATTTGTGTATGCCGATATATTTTTGTCTTCAAAGAATGGATAGACTTGCGTAGACGCCTTTAAGCCAGTCGCGTGGAAATAGACGATTCGTGAACGAATAAACGGTATAATTGCAGTGTCTACAACGTTTGTCCCCATGCTTTTTGGAACGTATGAGAAACCGAGAGTAGTGTTTGTGCCTGTACGAGTCTCGGTGTAGTTTCTTACTGTAGTTGTAGTTGTAGGTATGCCACGCCCAGACACAAACGTTCCGCGCGCTGTGGTTGACGTAGAGCCGCCCCACTCGCGTTCCCAGTTGTTCCAGTCTGTACCAAGTATGTCAAGTGCCGGGTCTTCAGCAATAAACTTAATTGCGTCAAACGAGCTGTCATCTGTTACAATAAGGTCTGGACGAGTAACAGTGTCTTTCCAGTTGTCTGCTGCAGGCGACAGACGTATATGTCCGTTAATTTTTGCATAGACGTGAGGGTGTACGCTAATATGAGCAGTTGCCTTTAGGTGAGACACAAGTTCAACCTCTTCGTAATTTAAAGTAATAATGCTGTCATGCACACGTATCTTGCTGTCGTCAACTAGTTTTAATTGGCTGCCTGATATTATTGTTTGTTCGCTATCAATCGCGAGGTCAATGTTGTGTGTGTTGTATCGAGGACGAAGTAAACCAGCATCCTTGTCTACTGAACAACTATAGTCTGGATTAAACACGTCACCTACGCCGTGACCAATAAAGTTATCAACAAGTATGCCATTTTTAAACCGCTCGCCAGCTTCGTCAAATATGCGTTTCTCAGCGGCAGAGCGCTCAAGAAGTGAAAGAGACGTGTAGTATTCTATATTACTAATGCGCTTCTCGATCGCTCCAATATCACGCATCGTGTAGCGACGATTATCAATATAGATCTTAACTATGTCGGACACGTTTTGTGTATATGCCGGCACGTTTAAGGTGTATAGAGTCATCGCGTTTTTAGGCACGGTTGGTTCAATCGGAGTCAGCGAAGACAGGCCGTTTATAATTGTAAACTCGTTGCTTGAGTTTACTGTGACGGCGTCGATACGCGGTAGGTAGAATGTAGTGTATGACGAAACTGGAGTGTTTGGATCAACTTGACTCTTATTTGCGTTTGCTATTACTGAGCCAACTACGCCGCCAGTTACGCTGTACAGTATGTCTTGTCTAAAGTCTAGCGCGTCAGAAAGTTTTAATCCTTTGTATGACGGTATGTCGTCGTATGCTGTGCCGACGCTGTTATTATTTTGGCGATACGAGTCAACGTTATACATTACGAGGTCACGCCCAGTGACTCCACCAATACGACCATAGTGTTCATACTTAATAGAAAAGTTTTCGCTTATTGTTGCGCCGCCAGTGTATTGAACTCTTCCATTTGTATAGGTTGTATCACGCTGGCCGTCGTCAATGAGTGTAAAGAGGTCAGTAATAATTTTTCCTGATACAGTCTTTACCTCTGTTATACGTATAATATCAGTATTTTTAAGGGTGTATATTTTATTTGCGCCGCCAGAAGCAGGAGTAATAGCAAGATCCTCTGCAATAGCGCGACTTTTCGTAACGCGTGCGATGCTTCCAGCGTTGCCTACAGCAATTTTTACGAGAGCAGAGTAAGAACCCGTTGTCCAGTTGTTGCTTATTGGGGTTAGTGTTAAAGTCAACGCGTCACTCGACATTGCTGCGGTATAATGAGTGCCCTGAACCTTTATGTCGCCGTTTACAATTAGCGATACGTTGCTCGTGTCTGTAAAGACGCGACCGCCGTCTACTGAGAGAATAATTGTTCCGTTTGCAGGTCCAGTAAATTGTCTCTGAGCATAAAATGTTATTTCGCGCATAGCAGTCGCGCGAGGATATGGCAGTTGAAAAAGTGCAGTATTAGCGGTGCTTTCTAGCAGCGCGCCGCTTGTAACGTTAAACATAAAATTTGAACCAACAATCTGGTCAACGTTATCAAATCGTCTAATAGCCCAATCACCGCTAGGAGTACCATTATTAAAAACTATGTCATGGACAAAGCAACGAAACTGAGAGCTGCCTCCGCCGGTAGGCTCAAACGCGCGTATGCGGCATGTACCTATAATCTCTCCGCCTGAGGTGCTATTATCGGGTGCGCCGTTGGCGTATGCATAGAGGTTATACAGGTTGTTTACAGTTGATATTGACGGAAATGTTGAATTAGTAGTATTCGCCTTTTGTATATTTCCAATAAAATAACTGCCGATATTTGCACTCGTGTTTATGCGAACTTCTGCCTGCTCGCGTGCCTTTTTAGAGGTAAGGTTTAAGCTTTTATCAAGCGCTACGCGATAGCCGTCAACGTATGCGACAGAAGGATCAAGCGTAACCGTATATTGGTCTCGCGCACTCTCGATTGCTTCGCGTTTCTTCAGTGTCGTAGAAAGGTCATATCCAATCTGATCCAATTCGTCTGCACGATACGAGCCATGAATATAAGCAAGTTCACTTACTCGACCGCCGTTTACGCGTGCAGTGTCTCCGGTGCCGTCTCCAGGAGGTTTAACAGCAACAAATTCAGAACCTATAATTGCAGGCGAAGTTGCTCCTAAACCTACCCAATCAGTAAGCGGTGCGATTGTGCTGCCAAGATCTTGAATGCGATAGCGACGACCAACTACAATGCAGTCAGCCGGCAAGTTGTCACCGTCGAAAGTTTCGCGGGTGCCGATTGTGAATGGATTTACCGTGTAGTTTCCAGACTCTTCGCTTGTGCGTTTTGCAAGTATATCAATTATTTCGGCATACTCTGCAGTTTCAACAATTTCAAGCGGCCGTGAAGCATTTATTACGAGTAACTTTATATAAGAATTTGTGCTGTCTGCATAGTCTTCGCTTGAAATCCAATTTAGTGTAAGATCAATCGTGTATCGGTCAGCGCCGGGCGCGCTGTAGTTTGGCGTGCCGTTCGCGTTGTCGAGCAGGCTAAGGTCGTCAAAGTATGATATAATCTCTTCGTCAATTTTTAATACCGCATAGCCAGTAAGCGGGGTGTCAAGCTCAGCTTTGTCGATAAAATATGTTTGACGCGGCACAGCAACAAAAGATCCCTTTGTATAAAACACTCCTTCTTCACAAACGAGCCCCGACGCAAACCCGTCGCTAACATAGGTAAGGCCATTTATTACTGGCAACTCGCTTTCAGAGAGCGTAGAGTCGCTTGAACGCAGTATAAGCTTAAACCCGTTAGGAATTTCTCCGTCAAAAGTAGTTTCGCCGCCCGAACCGCTGTTTATATATTTAAAATAGAACACATAATTTGTGCCCTCGTCTTTACGATAACCAATAATTTCACCACGCAACTCGTTACTGACGTACGCAATAGATTTTGCAGACGCAGCAATTTGATCGTATGTAAGACTAGATCCGGCAACGTTAGACTGACCAGTTGAAAGGTCAACCGTTAATGAATATAGTTCAGGTAAAAATGAAGTGCCGCCGCCTACTACGGCAGTATCGGCTTTCCATACGCTGCTGCCTAAGCGATTTATTTGATCCTGTAGCGCAGACTGTAACTGATTTAATTCCCTTACTTGTACACTATAACCAGGCTTAAATAGTACGCGAAGATAATTTTTATCGCTGTTTCCAGATGAAATATAGTCATCATGATAGGTCGTGTTGTATGATGTAATGGACATTAGAATTGTATAATAATCTTAATTTCTTCAGTTTGACCGCTTTGACGGTTGATTGGTTTACGATTTTCTGTAAATATTACTGTACCCGTACGAGGTATATATTCGTTGTCATTTACTGCGCTGTATGCTACTGACGTCCCCTTTGAATCAGTCACGGTTCCAGTGTTTGGAATGATTCCATACCCAGTTACAGAGTTTTGATGGAAATACAGGCGATGAAAAATTGTGCCTTCAACATCAATTGCTTTGTATGAGTCAGCGTATGCATTCACACGGCTCTCGCCGCTAGTTATTGTTAGGATGTCACCAATTGCGATTCCTGAATTTGGAGCGGAGTTTAGTGTGAGGTAACGTGCCGCTCCTAAAGTGTCTGGACTGGCGCCTTCGCTATACTGAACGTCTTTTATAACTGAAATTTGACGATACGGAACATAAAAGCCGTCACTAGAAATATCATCTGCTGCGTCGACCGCAATTCCAACAAACCATGACGGCAACGTTATTGTTGGCTCATAAGCAAATCCGCGAAGCGGAGCGATATGCGGAACTATAACTGCACCGCTGCCGGTTGAAGCTATTTTGAAATAGCCATCGACTATAAGCTTTGACGTGGTGGCAGTGTATGACCAGTTTGCTGGCAACAGCACGTTTTTTAACAATCCAGTGTCTGGATCCGTTACCACAGGACAATCAATTTCGGCGGTAGTGCCGTTTGAGTAGCGCGCTACAAATGTAACTGTATTTAAAGAGCCATAACCATCACCAGGAGACAGAACGCTAAAGCCATAAAGTAACCCGCCGCCGTCAGCCTGAATAGTTGGAGCAACTGCGGCCGATGCAGTACCAGAAGTTATGTTAATAAACTGGTCGGTAATTAACTTTGACAGCGCGGTTGATATATTATCAATTAGTATCCAAACGTAGCCGTCGCCGCCAACTGTAGTTGCGCGATAGTCAGTTGCTACTGGTATACCAGCTGTGCCTTCTTGACCGGCTTGCAAGCAAAGATAGATGCGGCCACTTACGACTGCGTAGCATGGGTTAATTTCAACTTCTCCCTCAAGAACGCTCGGATAAAAGCAGTCAGGGTCATACGGACTGTATGCTTTATAGTGCGCTCCAGCTTTCCACTTTATATGTGGAATTACGCGTTCTGCGTTTGTAGAGTTAATCTTAAGTAACGTGACGAGGTTTGATTTTATTTCAGTGTTTTCTCCTTCAATTCCGAGAGAAACTGGAATGTCTCCTGGTAGCAACGACTCTTCGTCAAGCGTCCACTTGTTAGATTTTCCAAGACCGACATAATAGTTTGTACTATTAGATGCTATATCTTGTAAAAAGAATTTTGCGTTGTTTCTACGAAAAGAGTCTGTTACGATTGCTGCCATATTGTGTTTTATTTAATGTATTTATAAAGTTTTTTGACCTAAACAGTTAAACATTTTATTATGTTATATCTATCAGAATATATCAATTATGGATATGGAACAGTAATATATTCAATTTCAAAATGAGTATATCGAGGAGCCGTACTAATACCGATCGGTATAGTTTTATTAGTAAAAACATAATTATCATCTGAATTTGCACTTGTATAGACTAAATTAAACCATTCTGAATCTCCCCTAGAACGATTGGTGCTTCCATTAAAATAATCTAATTGCCGGTTTGTTGTTGGCAAAAGTCCAGTATAATATACATTAGTGGCATAATCTCCATAGTGTGACGCAATCGTTAAGCGCGATTTTTCGGCACCTGGCAATTGATACCCAGTTTTTAAATTTATAAAGCACAACATGCCATCATCATCTGACCGAAGAAAGCCAGCATTTGCTGTATCAGAGACCAATGTAGAATGCATTACTATAAATCTATTCCATGGATCTGCAACTATACCAAATGGCGTTAAATTGGTGCCGCTGTTACCAGTTCCAACATTTGGAGTAGTCCAACCAGTTAATAAACTTGTGTGTTTAACCCTAAATGTTAATGTTTTATTTACAACATCATTTGATATAACTTTATATGCGCCGCTGTATAAAAAGTTTGGTATATATACAGGTACCCAATGGTCAACTTCTATTTTTTCACACGCAGATTTTAGTGTGGCATTACTAGCTGAATAATTTAATGTGTAATTATAATAGCTTCCACTTAAAACTCTGGTCCATGATACTGTTCCACGATTATCCCATGTGCTTCGCATATCTAAAGCGCCACTTTTTAAACTATACAGACCAGTTAACGAGTTTGCCGTAGATGCACTTCCCGCACTAGCAGCATAACCAACGCTAAGGTTGCCTGGAGTATAGACGTACATATTAGAGATATTGTCGCCACCCCATAACCAAGCTGGCGTTCCGCCCTTACCAACCCAATTGAATGTCATTCCGCTGCCATTTGCTCCGCCAGATGCAAGCGTACTCGCCTTGCCAGCGAGTGTAGAGGTGGCTGAGTTTCCAGTAATACTTCCGTCAAACGATCCGCTAAATGACGTTGCGGTAACTGTGCCGTTTACGTCAAGTGCAGTAGCAGGATTGCTTTTGCCAATACCAACTTTGCCGTCACTCTTTATTACGATCGCTGCAGTAGATCCGGAGCCAAGAGCCAAACCATGAGGAACATCTTTTGGATTAAATTCAATATAACCCTGTGCAGTGACGTCTGTTACATGACGTATACGCGTACTCGAACTTGTCCAAGTTGTACCAGCTGAATGCCGTCTGACATCAATTATTAAATTTGAGGCATTTGAATTTGTTGTAGTAAATTTACAAAGTTCAATGTCAGCAGTTATTGGACATAACAGACCCTCAATACCACCACCGATTGGCGTGCATGCCCCTTGGCTACCACCATCAATTTGTAAAAATGCAGTTGGGGCTGTGCTAGTTCCTATTCCAAACTTTTTATCGGTATAGGCAGCGTCTTTTGTCAACACAAAGTTGTTTGCCCATGTCACGGCCGTGCCCGGAGTTCCAACTGCTGCTGTACTTATTGTAATTGTACCATCAGCAGTGTCGGTGTTCATTGTTATTCTCGCGGCGCCGCCGTTAGAGTCTCCTGGTGCTTTTGCAAAGACGGTAGCAGTTGAAGTTCTATAGTGTCCGGAACGAATGTTAAGGTTGCCGTCTCCGTCGTTCCATGAGATTCGTTTATGACCGCCGTCATCAATGAGTATTGCGCCACCAGTGGCATTGCAGTGTAGCGCCCCAACTGTTAGTGAATTGGCAGAAGAATTTGAAAATACCGCAGTATTACTAAAACTTGGACTTGACGTAGATAATTTGCTATTTAATTGTGTTTGGATATTGCTTGTAACTCCACTGAGGCGTCCAATTTCAGCGCTGTTTACAGGCCCAATAGAAGTCGTGGTTGGAAGAGTGACAGTTCCTAAAAAAGTAGGGCCGTTGATATCTGCCTTTGTGGATAAGGCTGTCGCTACAATAGACGGCACGCTTGTAATAAGATCGGCAATTTCGTTTGCCGCAACTCCGGCTGTCACGCTTCTGTTTGTGCCGCTGGCTCCCATGGTGCCGTCATCAACATCAATAATCTGTATAAGATCATTGGCTGTGATTGAGAGACTGGGAGTAAGTTCTGAAATTTTAAATGGCATAGATCTTTAGTTATTATAGTTTAATGCAATAGAGCATCGCGATGTTTTTAGGGCGAGTTTCCGTTGAAGTTCTGGCGACACGTGACGCATCAAACGTATAGTCACCAGGTACTCCTCCTTCTCCAAATCGAACTTGTGTTGAAGTACTGCCTTCTTCAGAGTAAAAAGCGCCACTAAAACTTGCCGCAAGACCAGCATTTGCGTTTAAATTTATTTTGCCTGTAATATTTTGTAAAGCATCGGCCTGATTTGATCCAAACGCCCGTCCATCATCAACGCTGCGGCCGTCGTCCCAGCCACGAACAAAATACCCGCGAAGGTCTGGAATGTCAAAATTTGTAGAGCCGTTTCCTGCGCCATATATGGTACCAATTGCAGCAAAGAGAGGCGCATAGAGTGGGTTTGTGCGACTTATGCGACGGCCGTCACAAGGCAGCCACCCGCTTGGAGCTGTTTGCATTGCAAAAGCCATAACTGCACCGGGCGGAATGAGGGCAACTGGGGCTCCTCCAATCGTTGTTCCTGTTGGTAGCGTTACAGTTCCAGTAAATGTGGGGTTGTTGATTGGAGCCTTTGCATCCAACAAAGTTTGAACGTTGCCAGAGATGCCGCTAAGACGTCCTAACTCTGTGCTTGTTATCGCGCTTACTGCTACTTTACCGCCGCTACTCGAAACTAGTGCGCGATTGATAGCAAGGTTGTCCGTGGTTATTGTTGATGCCGCACCTGTTATTGTGCCTTGCTTGAGGGCTAGAGCAGCAATTGTTGCTGTCGACAGCGGCTTATTGAGGTCACTCGTGTTATTAACTTGACCAAGACCTATAGAAGCCTTGTTAATATTTGTAGCTGCGGAAGTAAATTGAGTAAATACAATCGGATCGGTGTCAACAGCCGCGACTGTAGTAGTTACTGCAAATCCTGCACCCCTTTGGGTGTCTCCTCCATTTACAAGCACATAGCCGCCATTAATTTCAATTGGCTCATTAAAGTCAGTTGCTCGTGTAGGCACACCAGCGTTTACTACATAGATGCCGTTAAATTTATTTAATGTTTGATCTTTTACAAGCAGGCGATCATTAACAGCGAGTTGTACGCCGTCTATAAAGACTCCATTTAGCGTGCTGGCTAGGTTTATACCTGTTGTAGTCGCTGCAGCGACTGGCGCAGCAATTTTTAGTCCGGCATTATTAAAATTTTCAAGTGACACCTTGCTGTCTAGCGCTGACTGTATTATTGGAGGAATAGTAGTTGCTAGTCCAGCAAGACCGTTTGCAAGTGTTATTGCCTTGATTCTTTTGTTTGTGCCAGCCGGATAATTTTGCGAATATTCTTCTATGTTAATAATATGCAGTAGGTCACCCGCAGTTACTTGCGTAGGGTTGCTTAACTCATTTAACTGCGAAATTTTTACTGTAGCCATATGCTATATTTATAATAGTTATTTAGCGGTTAATTGCTAATAGGGAGTCTCTCTTTGGTATTTTATAGAATTACGCTGGTGTTGAAGTTACTGCTTCCCATGCATTCCCGTTATAAAAGTTTAATTTATTAGTGCTGCTGTTGTAAATCATTAGGCCGGCGATTGGCGAAGTAATAAGGTTGCGCTGAGACGTCGTCATTGCCGGTGGTCGAAATCCTTTAGCCGTACTTGTCAGTTGAAGCAAACAACTTGGATCAACCGTGGTTGTATTGATGCCAACGTTGCCGTCGCTGTTGATATGCATGCGTTGGGTGACAGTAGCTGCGCCTCTACCAGTTGTACTGAATATCAAGCGGCCTGGCATAACATCAAGTTTTGGCTCCTCGCTCGCAGTTCCTGTACTAACTGTACCAGGCGCGGTTGCTGTAAAAAAGTCTCCAACTGCTGGGTTTGTTGCTGGCGGAACAGCGACCCATCCGACATCAGCCCAAACGGTGTTTCCAAGAGCCACTATACGATAACGCTTTCCAACAACAAATGAGCCTCCAGCTACTGCGACTGCTGCGTCAACTTCTGAGTGTATTCGAGTCGCTTCCACTATTTTTACTCCGTCCGAGCCGCCAGCTGCGATCATGCCCAAGTCGTCGCCGGCCCATACTATGGAGTGGGCGCCCCTTGTTGTCGAGCGAGACTTTATGAAACTGTGTCGTGACGACGCGCCGTCGTTTGAAAAGCGCCCAAAGAGAGCTCCGGCGCTGTCATTCGCACCAAGCACTTGAGATTGTGGAGTGACGTTGGTTGTTCCAATACGGCTTATAAACTGAGCGTCGTCACCAACGGTAAGTGATCCAGTAGTGATAACGTTTCCTGATCCAAAATTTGGACTAATCTTTGTGCCTGCAATTGCCGCGGTTAGACTAATGTCTGCATTAACAATTGTGCTGTTTACAATCATGTCGCTTGTGACTGTACCAGTTGGTAGAGTTACTGTTCCCGTAAAGGTTGGGCTGGCTAAAGGAGCCTTAGCAGTGAGTGCTATCGATATTTCGTTAAGCGTGTTTAAAAGATCAGGCGCGCCGTCTATTATACTTGATACTGCTGCGTCTACATAGGTTTTAGTAGCCAGTATTTGGCGCGCGGGGGTACTATTTGTGTAGTACAAGTTTGTGCCGTCAAACTCAACACTTCCAGAGACTGGAGTTGCTAGGTTTGTACCAGCCATTAATCTAAGCGGTGCGTTTGTTGTCGTTCCAGGTCCAATCGTTAGTGTGCCAGGAACTGGAAAAAATGGGTTGTCTAACTGATACTGTATGTTGTTGCGCAATCCAGATAAAAAACCAATTTCGGTTGCGCCTACTTCACCAATGGACGTCGTGCTTGGCAGAGTGACGTTTCCAGTAAAGGTTGGATTTGCTTGTAGTTTAGAGATGCTTATAGAGCCGTTTGCCATGCCATCAAACAGCGAAGATGTAAGGTCACCAATACTTATGACTGCGTTGCTTCCATTTTCTGACATAAGAGGGTCAGAAACATCAACAATTGGTATATAGTCAGCGGATTGCGCTGCAGTTATTGGCGTGAGCTGTGAAAATTTTACGTCAGGCATATGCTATATTTATATTATCTTATGAATAGGTGTGTGACACTGGGTCGCCGCTATCAAGTGTTTGAGCGAGTGAGCCGTCATTCCATCCAATTTGTATTTGTGATGCTGGGCTTGTGACACAGAAAAATCAGAAAGTTGTGCAGGCTTTGAAATAAATTCC